TTGACCAAAGGGTTTTGGCTGATGTATTGACTGGTGTATCTGCATCAAACAAAGGTCAAACAGCTGGAGCAATTTCTGGTGATATTGATCTTGGTGTAGCAGGTACTCCTGAAGCGCTTACCACTTCAAATGTGATTGGTAAAATCGTTGACATGGGAACAGTCCTTGACGAAGCTAATTGTCCTGAGAGTAATCGCTTTCTAGTGATTCCTGCTAAGATGGCTGGTCTAATCAAGCAATCAGACCTTAAAGATGCGTCTATCACTGGTGATGGAAACACACCATTGAGAAATGGCCGTCTAGGTACGATTGACCGTTTCACTGTTTATGTTTCTCACAACCTTGTAAAAAGTGGTAGTGAGTTTAGCGTACTTGGTGGACATTCAATGGGATTCACATTTGCATCACAGATGACAAATATGGAAACTATTCGTTCTGAAACAACCTTTGGAAACATCATTCGTGGTCTTCAAGTTTACGGCTATCAAGTCGTTAAGCCTGAAGCTCTTGCCACAATGATTGTAACCTTGTAATAGGAGGCAAACATGGCTGCATACACAGACACGCACGGCTATCTTAAAGGTTCTGCGGCACACCCTGCCAAAGGCATTAATAAAGTCGGGCTAATGGAAGTCGAACTAGACTTCGCTAAGATCACAGCGGCTAGAGTTACAGCAGGTGCTACAGCACTTGCGGCAGGTGATTCTATCCAAGTGCTAAACATTCCAGCTAACACCCTAGTGATGGCGGTTGGAGCAACTACTATAACTGCTGAAGGCGCAGCATCAACATTTGACATCGGTCTAACTGGTGGTGATGTAGATGGTTTCGTTGATGGTGGTGACGCTAACGCAGCGGGCACTACTCAATCAAACGGTGCGCTTTTGATTGCCAATAACAATGGTCACTATTTTGCGACTGCAGACACTATTGATATGCTAATTGGTGTAACAGGTGCTGTAACTGATGCCGCAAAGATCAAAGTTTGGGCACTCGTAGCTGATTGTTCATAGAAGTTAAGGCTAGGGGGGCTTAGGCCCCCCTACTCATACAGGAGTAGTTATGGCGATTGATAAGTCTAAGATGGCTTGTAACAAACCTAAACGTCAAGTTCAGGGCGGTAAGAAGTTTGTTGTTAAAGCATGCCAGAATGGTAAAGAAAAAATCATTCGATTTGGCGATGCTAACATGACTATTAAAAAAGATCAGCCGGGAAGGCGAAAGAGTTTTAGAGCAAGGCATGGATGTGATTCACGACCACCATCTAAGATGACTGCTCGTTATTGGTCGTGTAAGAAGTGGTAGTATTATGGCAGCACCAAAAGTAAAATCAAAAAAAGATGCTTGTTACCATAAGGTAAAAGCTCGCTACACAGTTTGGCCTAGCGCATATGCTTCAGGGGCTTTGGCAAAGTGTAGAAAAGTTGGTGCAGCAAATTGGGGCAATAGTAAAAAGAAGAATAAATAGTATGGGTAATGTAAGAAAAACAGAAGCTGGTGCTAATCTACAAAGATGGTTTAAGGAAAAATGGGTAGATGTAAGAACAGGCAAGCCGTGTGGAAGACAAAAGGGAGAGAGTCGTGCTTACCCTTACTGCCGCCCGTCTAAGCGAGTTTCATCCAAGACCCCCAAGACGGCCTCGGAACTGTCGGCTTCTGAAAAACGTTCTCGTTTGGCTCAGAAGAAAAGTTCGAAGAAAGTAAAGAGAGTTACATAGTATGACAAAAGAAATAACAGATAAACAAAAGAAAACTTTACAAAAGCATTCTAAACATCATACTAAGAAACATATAATTTATATGACTAAGTTAATGAAACAAGGTAAAACGTTTACAGAGTCACATAACTTAGCACAAAGAAAGGTAGGTTCTTAAATGACTGAAACTAAAAGATGGCTCAGAAACATTAAAGATGGTGAGATTTATGGTTGGAATGAAATCCTAGCTGAGAATCCACTTACTGAAGAAGTTTCTGAAGAAGAAGCATTTCCTGAAAAGCACATGACTAAAAAACAAAGAGGTCGTCCTGCTAAAGTTAATGTAGAGACAGCTGAAAAAGATATTCCTAATCCAAAGGGTGAGACACCACCTGAGCTAGCAGAAGAAGCAAGTAAAGGTTTAGTAAGGGCTAGAGATAATAAAGGTCATTACATACCTGATGATTTAGGCACAACAGATATTAACGAAGCATGGGTTGAAAAGAAGTGATACTAAATGATGTAGTAACAGAAGTAAGGCGAATCTTACAGGATACTTTATCTCCTCAGAGATATAGTGATGATATTCTGTTAGGTTTTGCTAACCAAGCGTTAAAACGTATTGCTGTTCTGCGTCCAGATTTATTTGCTATTATTGCTGACATCCCTACCACCACAGATGCTGTAGTGCAGTCAATGCCTGCAGATTCAATTCGACTATTAGAAATTTATTCTGTTAAAGGTGGTAATGGTATTATTGAGACGAATAGAGAAATACTGGATCAGTCTCTACCGACTTGGATGAACACAACAGCAGGTGCTGCTATTAATTTTATGCGGCATGTGCGTAATGCAAACAAATTTTTTATATATCCAAAAGCTCCTGCAGATCAAATATTAATTGGAGAGTACGCGCAGACTCCTCCTACATATGATGGTACAACTACAGTTGCTTTACTCCCCGATGCTTATTTCCCTGTTGTTATAGACGCAACTATATTTATAGCAGAGTCAGTAGATAACGAGCATGTTAATTCTAACAGAGCACAATTATTCCAGACTTCGTTCACTCAGGCTTTAGGAGTTGCTGCACAGAGCAGAGCTATTACTGATACAGAACGAGGCGGACTAGCTGAGGAGGATGTTGCCTAATGCCTACATATACAACTAGAAGCTTCCTCGATATTGTTAATAGACTTTCTCCAAGTGTACCCGGGTGTCCTACTCCTGTCATAGAGCAATATGTTCGTGATGCCGCTATTGAGGCGTGTGAACGTACTCTAGCGTGGCGTTATGAGCAGCCTAAGATAAGATTAGTCCCCGGCGCACATGACTATGCTTATGAAGGGCCAGACGATGCAGAGATACATGCGTTTCTAACTGCTACTGTAAATGGCCGATCATTAAAACCAATAACAATAGAACAGCTATACGACATATATCCTAAGTGGCCTGATCAATCTGTTAATGAAAGAGCTGAGCCTATGTATGTAACACAGTTAGATCCGGATAATTTTTCTGTTGCTCCTATTCCAGATAATAGTAAAACGTATGATGTAAGGATGATTGTATGTTTAAAGCCATTACGGACAGCAACAAAGATGGATAAAAAGTTTTTAGACGAACTAGAGAATGTTATAATGCACGGAGCGTTACAACATCTTTTAGTGTTACCTGATAGAACATGGAGTGATAGAGAGCTAGCATCATACCATGCTAAACAGTTTGCATTTAAGTTATCTGAGCGTAGAGCTAGAACTAACTTAGGTGCAGCAAAAGCATCTATGCGGGTGCAATCACAAAGATTTGCGTGAGGTAATTTATGGCTGATGTTATTAGATTAGTAAAAGGAGACGAACTTCCAAGCATTATAATTACGCTTACGGATGATGTTGCTAGTGCACCTTTAAATGTATCTGCTGCTAGTACAGTAGTAAAAGTAAAATTTAGAGCAGTCGGTGGTACGTCTACTTTAAGCACTATAACATGTAGTAACCTTACAGATGGATCAGATGGTAAAGTCCAATTTAATTTTTCTGGTAACGTTCTTGATGTAGATGCTGGTGAGTACGAAGGAGAGATTGTAGTAGATCAAAATGGAAGCTTACAGACAGTGTATGATGTATTAAGATTTAGAGTGAGGTCAAACTTTTAATGGCCAATATAAAATTTACATACGCTGCAACAACTTTACTATCTCTTACTATTGTAGCAAATAGTGTATCGGCTTCTAATACTTTTGTTAATTTAAAATACGCTGCTGCGCCTGCTACTAGCATTAGCTTTACAACTGAACTTATACCTACAAGATCCTTAGCAAATCAGACAGTAACAATGTCTGACTCAACTCCGACACTTACGGTTGACAGAGTTTCTGGTGATACGCTTACTATAACTGACACCCCTGTTTTAGCTGTTGATATAGTTAAAACTGATTCAGTTAGTGTTGTTGATACACCAAATAAAATAATAAATTCCAGTATTGATTTTGACTTATCTGATCCTGATGTCGATCCAGATCCGGTCAGTGTGTCTGATGCTCCTGCAATGACTGTAACCCCAGCGGGTAAAACAGATTCCATAACAGTTGCTGATTCGCCAGTAAAACAACCAAATAAAATCACTACAGATAGCATAACAATGGCTCAAGCTATTGGCCCTTTTAACATTGGTAAGAACCCATCTGACACTCTTACTATTGCTGAAAGTGATGTTAAGAGTTTAACCAAGCCTAATATAGCTGACTCTGCTACAATAGCAGAACTTGCTGCAATGACTGTAACACCAGCAGGTAAAACAGATGCTGTAACAGTTGCTGACACTCCAGTTAAAAACATTACACCAGCAGGTAAGACTGACAGTGTTACAATGGCAGAAAGTTTTGGCCCATTTACTATAGGCTTAAATCCTACAGATACAGTTAGTATTGTAGAAAGTTTAGCTACGCAATTAATATTGGGTGAAACAGAGCATTTCTATCCAAATAATATCAATATATTTGACAGTGATGTAAATGTGTCAAGTATCCGTGGGTATCATAGGGGTTTAAGTGAAGACGCTGGAACATTTAAGTTTACAGGGTATCAATACCATATAGCTGACTTTACAGGTTTAGTAGGCGGTGCTGACAGCTTAATTAACAATACAGTAATATTTGAACCTACTCAAGATATAGCTGAAGCAATAGATGAAAGAACCGGAGTTATTGGCACAGCAGGATTAATAGGACAACCTATTATGAATGCAGACAAAATTACGTTCGGAGCTGGATTAACAAACACTGGACTATTAGTTAATTTTATATATACTGATACCAGTGATTCACCAACAACAGGTTCTCATGGGGTGAACGGGCATTTCTTAAATGAAACACCGATGGGAGCTGGATCACATTAAAAGGAGATGGATACATGATAAATGATTCTATAGAGGTTACGGGTGAATTAAAACTTACCCTTACACGACCTGACGGACATGTAAAACATGAGGTTATTATACCTAATCTTGTTGTTACAAC